AGCAGACAAACGCCAGGGCGAGTTCGCAGTCCTTGCCGATCACCAGGCGGCCCTTCCACTGCGATCCGAAGGTGCGATATTCCCCCACGCCGTGCGGGAATTTGATTTCAAACTTATTGGCCGATCCGCTGATGTCGGTCAGCGTACCAGCGGCGTTGTCCGCTTTGATCACGCAATCAATAGCCGAAAAGGCAGTCGTCGTTTGCGTCATGAGATGTGCTCCTTATAGCCTAAATTCCAACGTGAACCGGACCCCGGCATATTTCGTTGCGTTTTCACCCTGTCCATATTCGAAGGTGACGCGCCGCCAGGTCCAGCGAAAGGTCTGAATGGCCTCTACCCCGAAAAAGGGCTTTTTCTGTTGTTCCTTCAGCATCCGGCGGATGCTGTCCAGCCCGCGTGTGAGCTGGGCCATATCCTCTCCCATGTGCGAGCGCTGGCGCGCGTAATAGTCGATGTGCAGCGATACCCCTTCCTGCTGCACGCCCATGCCAAAGGTTGTGCGGTCCGTCTGTGTTTTGGCGTCCGCGACGCCTTCTTCCGGGTAGACTTCCAGCACCCGGTCATCGTTGATCTCTTCCAGCAGGCTCTCGTTACCCGTCGCCCGCAGCACCTCTGGCGACTGCGCCAGGGTCGCCCGCACCGCTTCCACCAGGTCGTAAATCTCAAGCATTTTCGAGCCTCCATCCCTGCGGCGTCGGCCACAATACGCCCGGCGGATCGTCAGTGCTATGCCCGCAGCCCACGCTCCGC